TATATTTAGTGGTTGGCCAGTATTTATATTACTATTAATATTGCCTATATTAAAACCAATAGCTTGCGAGCCTAACTCCCTAAATGCGTTTGTAACTTGACTTTGTGGGAATGTAATACTATACTCTGTACCTTGATCATTTTTATAGTAAGGTAAATTATCTGTTTTGGCATATAAAATACCGGTACTTGCTGACGGCGTACCTGGCGCTACTTGTTCCTCTATTACAAGATTAGTAGCTTTTGCTGTTCCAGTCACTTGTAAAGGTTCGCCGCTATTAGTAGTGCTTTTAATTAGCAAATTACCGTTAAAGTAATTTAGATCGCTGGCACCCTCTTGATATATTCCCCAGCGATTAGTATAGGTAACTGTACCTGTGCCAGTCGTTTGGTCGTTTATTAAAATAGCGTAATTGTTGGTAATACTTATAGCTCCTAGACCGATATTGTCTGGAAAGCATACGCGCAGGCCAGCCAGGTGAGTAATAGTTCCGGCAGAAGTACCAGCAAAGCTATAAACACTACTTAATGCGCTAAATGCTCTTACCGTTCCAGTTCCTTGCGTCATTGTAAGCGTGCCAGGGCCAGTAAAGTTAATGCGGCTATTACCCTCTAGTCCTTGCCTGGTGCTATTTGGAACGGTAGTATTGCCGCCTAAATTTAGTGTCAGGTAGCTATTTACATTACCTATTACATTTGGCCCAGTAAAATTAGTGCCGCCAGGCACCGTTAATGTGTAACTAAATAAACTACCAGTAGCGCCGCCGCTGCTATAAGTTTCTATTGCTCCAAAAGTAGCTTTGTTTGTTGACGTTTGAAATTCTACTGCATTAGTATTTATTACGCCGTTGTGTACCTCAAAATAACCAAAACCGCCGCTGTATTGATCCCCTAAGCGCCATACATTACTACCTAAGCGCTGAAAGCTCATTAACGTATTGGCAGTAGCTCCAGTAGCATTCAAATGAAGCATATTGCCTGTGCCATGTACGTCTAGCCTAACTCCAGGCGTGCTGGTGCCGATACCAAGCCTAATATTTGCATTATCCCAGTAAAGATTAGAACTAGATCCGATTGCCTGACTGCTTGTAAAATAAGCTACCTGAGTAGCTGTACCGGTACCAGTAATAGAACTGGTGCCAGGGCCGCCGATTAGATCCCAGGTCGTACCATTATCCCGATAGATCTCAAAAGTATCGGTACTAACAAAGAGCCGGCCTGTCTGTCCGGCGGCTGGCCTATTAGCAAACGTATTACTATTGATACTCGGCGATCCAAGCTGATTAAGTATATTAAAATCTACGAACATTAAACGTATCGTTTAAGTATTACTGTAAGTTGATTAACTCCTGCCCCACTAAAATTAAAAGAATACACTTTTACGTTAATCTCGTCGCGGTTGCCTGTTATATTCCACGATTGATTAGGCGTCAGCAAAAAGCCGTCCACAGTTACATTTGACGTACCCTGGTTAACGAAAATAACGCTGTTAGCGTTCGTGTCCGTCTGGCCGCTTTGCTGAAATATCTTTGTTTCTGTTATGAATTTAACGCAAGCCATTATCTACAATTTTTTTGATCGTTAGCGTATTCCTTTGCAAACGTAGTTTCGTAGGGCAAAAATGTAGTTTGATCTACAATATTCGATACCATTTGACGCGCTGTACTGGCTGCAGCTTCGGCGCTAGGCGCTACCGATCCAGTCGCTTTTTTGCGCTTGATCCAGTAATAGTATAGGGCAGCTGCTACAGCTAAATAGATTATAGTTCCTTTTTTCATTTGATTAGTTTTATACTAATACGTTATCGTTAAAACCGATCCGAATACCTTTAGAAAGCTGCTTTGTTACAGCCTTTGCCTGCGCCCTGGTTGCCGCCTTTGTTCTTACGGCGCGCTTTACAGCTGTACGCTGCGCCTTTGCGCCTGCTTTTTTAGTAAAAAGCGTGCTTACTAGCTTTGTGCCAATATCTACAGCCGATGGCCTAGGGGCAATATCTACAGGCGCCGCAAATTCTTGTTCCGTAATTCTTTCTGTTGGCCCGGCTTCTACCGATACGCGCTGCCGTCTGCGAAAAGCCATAAAAGCTATTGCAGCTCCGGCGATCAGTAGTAAGGGCAATATATTTTTTTTCATCGTGCTGGTAATCTGTTTGTGTACGTTAATAATGTGCGAAGCTGACTATCACTTAATCCGTCCCAGGGCAGTACTCCGCCGCCATTGGTTAAAAAAGTTAATAGATCCTGTTTATATCGTTGCTGAAACACGTCGGCTACAAAAGATACGGCAGCTTTTGTTTTAACCTGGCTAAAAGCGGCCATAACTGCGTTAAAGTCGTCCTGGAACAGGCCAAACGCGTTATTTATTTGCTTTGCCAGTCGTTCAGCTGTTGCCCTGGTTACCAGTACGCCGCCGGTACGCTTATAGTATAGCGGCTTCCAGTAGCTACCCGGATCTGTTATTTGCTGGCTGGCGCTTTGCGTGCCAGGGCCGGCAGCGATCCCGCCTGCAATTAACAGGCGTTTAATAGCTGTAAAAGCCAATAGGCCGCCACCTACCAGTAGGACGTCTGTAGCTGATATTTTGAATTTACTGGCCATTACTTACGTAGCATAGATAACAGCATACTAATCTGCGTTTGCGGCATAGCTGCCAGCTTTGCTAAATCGTCGGCTGTTACTCCTTTACTAAATAGTGTTTGTATGATCTGTTCAATATCTTGTGTTCCGCTAACGTGCTGAACTTTTGGCGCAGCAAAGCTGCTAACAATATTACCAAGCATAGCAATGAGCATTTGTTGTACTTGTGGTTGTTGTAGCATACCAGCTAAAATACTTTGCGGCGTAACTGGCTCTTCTTTTTCTTCTTCTTCTTCTTCTTCGTCAGTTTCCAGTTCGGCTATTCTTTCAGCTCGTAGTGCGCGGATCTCGTTTAGTATCTCGTTATTTATCTGCGCCTGTTGGTTACTTACGCCGTAGCCGGCGATCATTCCCAAAGGGGCTTCGTTTAGCACAAAAACTTTGTTTATGGCAGGAGCTAACTTTTCTTTGTCCTTGTCGCTGTATAGACCTAAAACAAAATTGTTATAGTCGTCCGGGGCGATAAACTGCAGCTCTTTTTCGAGCTTTTCGTATCCGTCCTCTTTACTCTTGCCGTCATAAGCGCCAGTAATGTTTTTAGCCATTACAGAAAATCTAAATATCTTCCAGGCAGCCTGCGGCTGCTCGTTGTACCAATTTAGAACTGCGCTTGCGCTTCGTAGTTGTGCCGTACTTGCCATAGATTAGATATAATAAACGCCAAATACAAAACTGATATTTGTAGTATTTGCTGGGGCTGATGCGATCGTAATATAGCTCTTATCCCAGGTTATCTTTTGTCCGCTAAATTCGGGCAGGCTACGAACGAAAGGTGCACTGGCACTAGTTGTGGCTTGCGTGCGAATTAAGCTGATCAAAGGAATACGGAACAGGTCTTGACGTTCGTTTGAATATAATACCAGGTAGCTTTTTTGCATAATAGCTGCGGACGGTAGCGCCACGTTGTTAGGCGAATGGGTCAGCGTATCTACTGCAAAAGTTTCTAGTGCCATTAACGCTGTATAGCGCAGTTTTGGTAAGTCAGGAAAACTCCACTGTGTTTGTGTTTGTCCACCTACTGCTACTCCAGGTACCAGCAATTCGACTAGTTCGTACTTTGCGGCTTTAAATGCCATTTTGATAAATTTTACTTTTTTAAAATAAGGGCCGGCCTAGACCGGCCCTTTATATTTTACCAGTATTTTATTAACGAACTGGAGTAACGTTTTGGGCCAAATGCCCGCGCAAAATGATAACGGCGCGGCTGTTAGTTTCTACTGCAGCCATAGCCTGGGGCAGTTGAACGCTAATTTGGTTCTGCTTTGATCCTACCAATACCCAAGCTGGCTCGATTGGATAAAAGCCGCTATTGCTACCGTCTTGCTGATCGTCGTAGTCAATACCAGACGTAGTATAATCAGCATCGGTAGTTTGCTGCTGTTGTGGTACAGAATAATGTCTGTACAAGTCGTAAGCTGGGCAAATTACGCGATTATTTACTGTAAGCGACAAGCTAGAATTGTACCAATTTAACAAGCTAGTAGCTGTGTTTGCAGCTGAAAAAATTGTCTTATTTGGATAAGTACAAAGCTGAAAGTTTGTAGCTGTTGAGCTTGAAGGTTTCGCAAAGAAAAGTCCAAATTGCGATACCACGAACGCATCTTGGAGTTGTAAGCGCTGTTCGACGTTTGTCGCTGTTGTAGAACTGGCCGTTACATCATTAACCAATACTGGAAATTGATAGTTTGTAACGGTAGTAGACAAAGCCACTTCCAAACGAAGATACGACTGTGATAATACAGCCTGTCCAAGCGAAAAACCAGCGCGGTTGATCGCTTCTTTTGCCTTTTCAAAGGCTAGGCGGGTGCCAACGGTTGATGCCATTTTGTTTTTTGCCCTGTTCGATATGGCCCAGGGCCGGGCTTTTTGTTTTTAAATAAAGGTGAATACAGGTGATCTCTTTAGTACATTTCGTCCTCTTCCATTCCAGCAAGTACTGAAAGATCATCGCCAGCCATTACGTCGTCGCTTCCAGCGATTACGCTAATGTTGTCGGGGATCTCGCCCACTGTTACAGGAAAAGTCATAGTGTCGTCCATTTGGCCCAAGGCAGGGATCAATCCACCTACCAGGCCAGCGCCACCGGCTGCGATCATACCGTTACCGATAGCCTTACCCAGTTCTCCTTTAAGGATCATAGGGAATGCTAAACCGATACCCAGTACAGCTGCATTTTTAATACGATCGTCGCCTACAGGAATAAACCCGGCGACCTTTTTACCGATTACAGCTCCAGCGATAATACCCAGGGCTGCTTGAATGTTGGCCTTGCCAACGGCTCCCATACGACGGCGTGATGTGCGTCTTTTGGTGCTTTTTCTACGTCTTGCCATTGTTTTTTTTTATATGTGTTTTATTACGTCCTAATTTACCACAGCAGCTTGTCTGCAAAATACCCGGCCGATCCCTTTACTTTTCTGTCTGCCTGGTGCCTTTGCTTGTATAGGCGCCGCCGCTGATCGGCTACCGTCTTTCCGAATAACTTTCTGTATGTCGGATAGTCCAGGTAGCCTTTAGCGCCCACACTTGTTAAAAAATTGCCCTCTTTATCATACACGTCTAGTTTTTTGCCTTTTCTAGTGCTAGGCCGGATCTTTACGTTTAGTCGCCTGGCCTGCGCTATTGTATAGGGCAAAATTTTATACACTACTTAATATGCTTTTTTGCTATTGCTATTCTTTTATCGAGACCTTTAATATAATCTCTTAATCTATTATACCAATAGTTGTAGTGTTCTTTGACCTCTTTTGTATCACCTTTTCTATTTCTATTTGCTTTTGCTACTTCAAAATTCTCTGTAGCTTTCTTTTTTTCGCGTAATAAGTAGTTCAAATCTTCTATAGGGCTACCCATACCACTAATTACCCGAATATTTACATTGTGGCTTTTAGTATCTGTGTGCATTTCGCTAGTGCGCTTGCTCTTTTTAGCTTTTACTTTAGTTGCAGCTTTCTTTTTTGGTGCTGCTTTCTTTTTTACAGCGCCTACTCCAGCGCGCTTTTTACCGTAACTAATCGCCCAGGCTTGCTTTACAGCTTGCGCCTGCGTCAGGTTCGGGTTTTTCTTGCGCAGCTTGCTGGCTTCTTTTACTATGGCCTTAAACTTGGCTCTTGCGGCTTTTTGTTTTGCAGTCATTTTATTTCTTTCTAGTTACAAAATACAGAACGGCAGCGCCGCCGATCAGTAAGGGTAAAAAATTAGGTTTTTTGGTCGCAGTAGTGGCCGCTGGTGCCATTTCAGTAATTGGCTCCATTTCGCTAGGCTGTTCAAAAACTTGATCTGATATGTCTATATTAACGGCTTCGCTAGCTGCTTTAGGCTCCAACGTCTTTTTTGCCAGCTCTTGCGCTCTTTTATTTAGTGCGTCTTTGCCTACCTGTACCAGCTCGTCAGGCTCTATGCCTATTTTTTTAAGAAAGTCGGCTACCTTAATTAGCAAAGGTGCTGCGGTTGCTGCGGCTGCGGCCGGGGCTGCAGGCGCTACGCCGATACCGTCGCCAAAAATTCTTTTTTTATTTGATCCGGCTTCCCAGGCTTTTTTTAGTGCATTGATCTGGCCGCCGGCGCTTTCCCAAAAGTTTTGCAGCTTGCTAGGCGCTTTTTGCCAGGCTGCGGCTAGCTTAGTGGCTAGTCCAGCAAAATTCAATTTAACAAGTAACAGAAACGAATTTCGTACCGGGGCCGCCGCTACTTTCAAAACTACCTTAGCGCCTTTTTTAAGTACTTGGCCTGTTGTCCGGCCCGCAGCTTTGCGGGCAGCCTTGACTGTCGCCTGGGCTGCTTGTTTCGCCGCTTTTGTCGGCGCCGCTTTCTTTGCTGCTTTGGCAGCCTTTAGGTCTGCCTTTTGTTGCGCTGTCGCGCCAATTCCTGATATTCTGTATAGTGCCATTTTTTTATCGGTTGCGTATGTGTACGGTTTTTTATAGTCAAAGTCGCCTACTACTGGATCAATCCAAATTTCGTTATTTGTTCCAGGGTTTACCACTACAAAAACGTGCTGCGGCTGCTTATCAAAAATTTTGTAGCTGGCAAAACGATAAGCAAACGGTATTCCCAAATTTTGCAAAACGCCGCCAGCAAACAGGCTATAGTGTTTACAGTCGCCGTACCCGGTAGCCAGTATCGCTGCAGGGCTTTTTACCGTCTGCTTTGTACCTGGCTCAATAACGTATCGCACATTCTTTTTAAGAAAATTGAAAATCTTGCGCGCTGTTTCTCGTTTTGATCCTGCGTTAAAAAAAGAACTTATTTTACTGTAGTCGCCAGCGTGTCTGCGGTGCGCTTCAAGTATGGCGTCTATTATGTCGCCGGTGCTTTGATCTGCCGACAGCATTTCGCGCCTATTTTGAAACGGCCCAAGCCTACCCATTAGCGTACTTGCATCCATTCCTTAGATCATTTTACTTTCACTAACAGGCACTACCAGGCCGTCCACATTGGCCGTTCCTGTAAAACTTACGCTGGTAGATCCTACAGGCCTAGTCAGTAGCTCGCGCACCGTTTCAAATACTCCTACAGCGCTAGGTCGGGCCTGCAGCTTCAAAATACTTTCGCTGTTTGCAGCTACGCGCTGATCGCCGAACGCCGATACATTGGCAACGGCTGATCCCTGTACATTTATAGTTCCAGTAATTGACTTAATGATTATTGCCTGGTTAGTGGGGTTTGATACTGCAAGATCCACGTTAAATACAGGGGCAAACAAGGTGCCGCCAGGACGAAGCCCGCGAAGCGTAAAAACGGCCTTTTGGCCGAAGCGATAACGTGATAAAAAAAACAGTGCAGCTGCGCCGCCTACCAGTAGTAAGATATTCCGCATTTACATTGTGCTGCGGCCTTTTTGATCCTTTGTCGTTTGTCGTTACCGAAAATAAAACTGAAAAACCAAAAAAAAAAATCTATTTCAAATTTTGTTCAGTTTTGTAACTTTTCGCCCAGCCCGCGTGCGGCTTTGTAGGGCCGCTAACGCGGTCTGTGGCGAATTTAGTGAAAAAAATTGATATAAACTGAAAATTTAAGGCTAAAAATATACACAATTGTTACCTGTATTCACCTTCATTTAATTAAAGTAACAGTACAGCAAGGGTAAAAAGTAAGGCCCGACGTAGAAACGCCGGGCCTTTTCCTAAACCAACCCTGTCTGCTTATGTAAATCGAATTTACCTACTTTTTTTCAAAATCGCGTATAAGCCACGTACGGCCCTCAAATTTCGCGCTTTCCTTGTCGTACCAGTTTATGTACCAGGCGCCCAAACTGCCGCAAAATTGGCCAAATTTGAGCCTATTAGTGATATTTCGGTATTTCCGAGGCCTTTTGGTGCCTGGCTTAAAAAAAACTATCGCAGTTTCTAGCTTTTTGTTCATTTTGTACTATTTTAGCAGTGAATACAGGTGACTCGCGGCAAGTTCCGTAGTCGTTTGTCCGCGCCGGTCGAGTTTACTCCCGGCGCTTTTTTTTTATAATGGTAGATCGTCTAAAATTACGCTATCAATGTTTTGCTGGCTGTTTTGTGGCTGCATTGGCATTGTAGCCTGGCCAGCTGTAGCGTTTAGATCCTGCGGCTGTTGTTCTGTAAATAGGACGCGCAAATAATTAGTGCCGGCCTTGCTCTTGTTTACCCAGCCACTCATTCGGTACTGCTTTCCGTCAATAGTTGCCGTACCGTTGTAGTCGGGCTGCGTAGGCTTTTCCTTTCTGTTTTTGTACAGGCTGCCGCTGTTGTTTTTCTGTTCCATAGTTATTGCTGTTCAGCTACCCCTGTCCCCGGGTTAAAATTTTCAAATTGATTTATTGCCTTAAATATCTGTAAAGCTACTTGTGGCACTATTGCATTGCCGCCAGCTTTTATACTTTCGTTTCGCCATTTAGAAAAGGTAATTCCGTCCAATTTTTCGGGAAGCCCATCATCTCCATTACAAATTGGGGAGACAGTTGGGAATTTTGAAAATTCACTTCTAAAAAACTTTGCAAGCTGCTTATCCTTCCAGCCGCCACATTTTTTTTGCTGTTTGGCATATTCGAAGCTGTTGGCGTTGGTAGCATTCCCATAGTCATTGCTCTTATCAAAGTTACTGAATGCATTGATCCTTTTTTTACTTGTGTTGATTTCATTTTTGCTGTGGCATTTGTGTTGTCCATTGCCGTTGGCGTTGGCAATAAACCAGATCCGATCTCGCCTGTGTGGCGCATTAACGGCCGCAGCTGGAAGTACATACGGGAATACTTCGTACCCTTGAGCTTCCAAATCAAGTTGCACTTCGTGGAATACCAGCCCGGCTGACCAATTAACAAGGCCGAAAACGTTTTCACCCACGATCCAACGCGGGCGAATTTCTTTAATTGCTCTAAGCATTTCGGGCCATAAATGGCGCTCATCTTCTTTTCCTTTACGTTTTCCGGCCATAGAGTAGGGCTGGCAAGGGAAGCCGCCCGTAAGTACGTCAATCTTGTTTTCATATTTACTAAAATTTGTTTTTGTGATATCTGTAAAGCTCTCTGCATTGGGCCAGTAGTATTTTAATACTTTCTGTCCAAATTCATTCCATTCGCAGTGAAAGGCGTTTGTCCAGCCAGCCCATTCGGCCGCTAAGTCAAAGCCGCCAATTCCACTAAATAAAGATCCGTGCGTCATTTCTTAGGCTTTTTTGTTGGTATTGGTGCGATCTGTTCAATGTACGGTACCTGGCTCCAGCGTCCGTCGAAGTTCATTATCGCGACCGGCTCAAAGTCGCCGTCGCTACGTAGATATTTTGATTTTAGTACGAACTGGCCGGCGTCTTTATTCTTTTCGACTATCATTGTAGATTGGCTCCAGCGATCAGTATTGCTACCCAGGTGGCCCAGCGTTTCGCCCTGGCCTTTACCCAGGTGCAAGACGCCCATAAGCAAAATGTCGTACTGCTTTGTTATCCGTTTTAGCCAGTTAGTAACTAACCTAGTTTCTTTCGGATCGTTGTAGTCCAGGCAAAGATCTAGCAAGCCGTCCACGATAAGACAGCTGCAGTCCTTGTTATCAATTAAATACTGTTCAATCATTGCGCGTATCTTGGCTGGCATATCCTCGCGCATTGAATAAGCGTCAAAATGATCGGGCAAGCTCTTTTTTTCAGCCAGGCTTATTATTTTATCCATTTGCCTGTAAAAATCAAAGCTACTCATTTCGGTATCAAAATAGCCGATCCGGGGCCGGTCATAAGGCAGCTGCAGTTTCATTCCCCATACCGACTGAAAAGTAGGTACCAGGGCCGACGCTGCAGCTGCTCCAACGAATGTACTTTTACTAGCTTTTGGCAGGCCGCTAAAAACAATATAGGACTGCAGGCAGCCCACTACTTTACCCTGGATAGTAAATATAGGGGCTTGCGCTGGCGGCCTATTGGCAGCGTCGTATCGCCTGGCCTTTAATAGTTCTGTAATTTCCCGGACGTCGTTTGCCATTTAGTTAGTAGTTCCAGTAGCTAGAAAGCCATAGCATAAAAAGGGTAATGATCAGTAGCCAAAATTTAGGGCTGTTCGATAACTGTATTATTGCTTTTTTCATTGTTGATAAGATTTAATTCTTTGAATAATTCAATAGCTCCTAATACAGCGGCTTCATAGGGATATACTGGTTTGCCTTTGTGTCTTATTTGCTCGTCTAAACCTAATTTAAGATAAAATGGCAGCAGTTGTATTGCTGCATACTCTAGTTTAGTCATTCCAGGGATTGGCGCGATTAAGCGGCCTAAATTGTCTTGCGCTACTTGCGGCGGGAACGCCGGCTGATTGAAGTTTTCCATTTGTTTAGGTTTTTTTTGAAGTAATAAATAAAAAAAGATATTTCAATAGTAAGATAGGCCAGGCAAAATACTGGCAGGCATACTAAAACTAAAAATAATAGCTCTAGTAAAAATTTAGCCAATTTCATCGGGGATCGAATTGACGTTTACAATTACGCGCTGGTAATAGTCAATGCTATCGCCAATAAGGACGCGCAGCTCCATAGCCAGGTTAAAGGGGATCAGCGATTGATCTACTACAGCGCGGCTCCCGCAGCTATAGGTAAATTCAATTCGTACCTTGGCGTCGTCTAGGTGCTTGCCTAAAAATTGTAATGTCTTAATTTTTTGATCTAGTTCGCGCAGGTAAGCCTGGCGATCAGTTAAAATGGCCATAGTTCCGTTAATTTAGGTTAGTAATGTCGTTTGTCGTTTACAAATCTATAAAAGAAAATACCATACAAACAAAAAAAAATCTTGCCTGTAGCTGGCAAGATTATTAAATAAGCTGAATTTCAGTTAATTAAGATAAAAATAATTCGCTTTCCGCTTTTCTGCGTTTTGTTAGGCCTGGTATTACTTTGCCGCCTGCTCTATTCCAGCGTAAAAACTGCGCTGCGACGGCCGCCTTATCTGCGCCACTATTAAGCAAACGAAGCAAAGTTGACGGCGGCCTGGTTTTAGTTCCGCCGAATGCTCCTACTCCAATATTGAATACCAGCGATGTTAGCGCTAGTAGCTGATTATTGTTTATTGGCACTTTTACTAGGCGCTTTACGTCTGCTTCTACTGCAGCTGTAGTGATCCGTAGCCAGTCCAGGGCTTCTTTCTTTGTGATCTTGTCGCCTTGCTTAACTGGTAGCCCTGTATAAGGGTTGCGCGTATTGCCGTATCCGATCGTCCATATACCGGCGCTATCCTGGTAGGCTTTTAGCTCCAGGCCTTCGAATTGCGCTATTACTTTTGCTGCGCTCACTTTAGTTGTAAGTAAAATTAGGCCCACTATTGCCAGGGCAATAATATAGTTTTTTGTGCCTTTCATTCATTACAGCCCTGTTTTATCAAAATCTTTGGCCGAAGCAAGGCCCAAGCCGGCGCCAATAGTTGTGATCCCGGTAACCAGGTCGCCTTTCAAAATGGCTGCCAGCCCGCCGATAATAGTAGCGAAGCCGAAAAATGTCGTTTTCCAGTTTTTAAATAGCTTTTTCATTATTCTTTAATTAAATGTTCCAGCAAAATATCCAATTTTGTTTCCAGCCTGGTTAGGCGCTGATCGTGATCGTCATTTTTAGCGATCTTATCTTCTAGCGACTTTACGCGCTGGTTTAGTACGGCCCAGGACGCGACAAAGCCACATAAACTACTAATTGCTATCGTCACTAACTGTAGATCCACTTTCTTTCTGTTTTTTACTTTCCTCTGCTATTTGGTTGTTAATCTCGCGCAGCTTATTTTCTAAAAAAGTAATGTTAGCGATTAGATCGTAAGCTGTTGCTTTTAGTTCGTGTAGGTTTGTCATTTTTTAAGGTATTAGCGTTAAATTAAGTTGCTCGCAAATATACTCATAAGCGGCTAAATTAACGTCGGCTGACTGGCCCCACTGATCGTATGCAGCGCCGTTTATTGTCGTGTTGCCGCTTTGTACAATAGTTTTTACCGTTTCCGTTTCGGTTTGTACGTCTTGACCTATTACGTTGCCGTTTTCGTCGTAAATATCCCGGGTAACGGTATTTGTAACGATAGTAACAAGGCTAATTTGCCAAAAAAACTGCGCATAGTCATTTAGATTGTCATTGACTATTGAAGCGTCTAAATAGTTTGCGCTTACTTGCTGTCCGTTTTGCCAAATAGTTACTGGCTGTATTGAATATCCCATATTAGTATAAAATAAAAAATGTTAGCCTAGGTGTTGATGTTGTTCCTGACATTGCTTGTGTAGCTGGTAATGCTGACTGTCCTGTAATTTCGCTAGACAATTTTGCTGAATTTGTAAAATCAAAAGTATTTACATTACCACTAATATTGGCAATTGCCCCTAATTCTGGATTTTGTACTACTGCCGACCTATTATATAAAAATCCAATAAAATAAACTCCAGCAGCAGCGTTGTATGTAGAACTAAATGCCTTTGTTTGCCAAGTTTGAGTAGCGCCTTTCCATATATTGCCATCATTTGTAGTACTTGCTACTAAAGTCATAGTGCCAGCACTATAAGAATATAGCCCTATTCCATTATAATTATTTGCTGTATAATTTCCCTGAGTAAATTGCAACCACTTTACTCCAGTAACCGTTTGTGCTATTGGTATGTAATAAGCAACAAACCAACATAATTGATTTATATTTAGTGGTTGGCCAGTATTTATATTACTATTAATATTGCCTATATTAAAACCAATAGCTTGCGAGCCTAACTCCCTAAATGCGTTTGTAACTTGACTTTGTGGGAATGTAATACTATATTCAGTACCAGCGTCATTTTTGTAATAAGGTAAATTATCTGTTTTGGCATATAAAATACCGGTACTTGCTGACGGGGTAGCTGGAGCTACTTGTTCCTCTATTACAAGATTAGTAGCTTTTGCTGTTCCAGTCACTTGTAATGCCTCGCCGCTGTTAGTAGTGCTTTTAATTAGCAAATTACCGTTAAAGTAATTTAGATCGCTTGCGCCCTCTTGATATATTCCCCAGCGATTAGTATAGGTAACTGTACCTGTGCCAGTCGTTTGGTCGTTTATTAAAATAGCGTAATTGTTGGTAATACTTAT